TACTTAGCCCATACAGAAGCCTTCGCCCCACCCGATAACAAAATAGCAGTAACATCGGCTTCCGCCGTATCTTTACGTGCCTTGTATTCTCCTGAAGCTCCGCTAATATCGGTGTAATCCACGGCGCGTGACTTAACACCGGCGTGGACAAAGTCAATATTGCCGGTCCAAAAATACTCTGATTCCAAACGATGTGCCAAAAGCGTATACAGCATAATCTGTACCGATTTCATAGTAGGATTTTTCATCGCCGGCTGATTTTCCAGCCGAATTAATTCAGCCCGAGCCATTGACGAAAGTACAGATGTTAACCAGGTATCCATAGCTTTACGAATCGTATCCAAACTAACCGACATTGTCTTTACCGCTTTCCAGGGAACTAAGTACATCTTTTGCGCCCACATCACAAGATCGGGCTTTTTCATTTTCTTGGTATCCACACCACGACCAGTAGCAAGCGCCTTGAGCTCTTTCGCACCGAGCGCACATGGTAAGCAGGGCAGCGTCGGCTTTGAAGTAGCCGATTTCTTGACACGAACCCCGCTAGCGCACGCCTTACACCATTTCGTCGAATCCGCAACACAAATCCACTTTGCACCGCCGCCGCAACCGTTGCACGATTTGGCGGTCTGGGCGGTAACGCCACCTTCAAGCAAATCCACATTGTCCCAGGCGGCAATAGACCATTCCCCAGAAATACCGTGTTCAATGACACAGTACGCTAGATTGCGGATACCCATATCAAATCCTACATAGACGGGCATTCGGGATAGGTCTCTATTTAGAGTAAGATTTAGACCTAATCGTAGAGAATGTCTACGACATATTTTATTCTTACGAAACATTCAGCCGATGATGTGGCAAGGGATGAAAATAATCAATTAGTATTTCTCAATTCAAAGGCATCGTATATTCTTCCTGCCAATAATCTACCGTACTATATTCAGCACGGACTCTTTGAGAAGGCTCTTATTGAATGGTGTAAGCAGTTCTGTAAACAGGGTACGGTTCTAGATATTGGGGCACATACGGGAACTTATTCTATTGCACTAGCAAATAGCGCCGCTAAGGTTCATAGTTTTGAGCCGCAGAAGATGACTTTTTACGCACTCTGTGGTTCAATCGCCTTATCCAACGCACAAAATGTAACGGCACACAACGTAGCGTTAGGCGCAAACACGCAAGTGGGTACAATGACGTTGAATATTCGTAGTCACGACGGAGGTGGATCCTCCCTACAATCATTTGCCGATCCGGTCCTTGCCCAAGAGCAGGTAGAAGTACGAACACTGGATTCGTATAATTTCCGAAATATTACGTTTATCAAGATGGACGTAGAGGATAATGAGTTAAATGTGCTCAAAGGTGCCACCCAGACTATCAAACAAAATAATTATCCTACGATTATTTTTGAGTCCAACCACGAAAACAAACCGCTCTTTTCGTATATTATTGATACGCTAGGTTACGGTGCTGTTCTGCCAATAAGTGGTGTCAGCAATATGTTTCTAACGGAGCCTCCAAAAAATCAGAACCAGAACCAGAACCAGAACCAGAACCAGAAACAGTCCCAGCCCGTTAAAATAGACGAGAAAAGTTATTACGAATCTCTAGGGATCCGCTAATGGACGTAAAAAAACAAACACATACAGATATTAGTATTTTAATACCTGTATGTAGCGAAGCAAGTAGAAAGGCGCACTCCATTGCAATAGCAGAGGCGAAAAAGTATCCTGACCAATTTTATGAAATATATTTAGCAATTTATAACCACGAATTTACTAAACTATATAAAAGTATTCTTACACAGTTCGAATGAACTCCCACCCCATATCTTCACAAATCTTTTGCCATATCTTATCCTGCATATATAATTTCTCGCGGCTTTTGAGCAAAGGAAAGCACGGTAAATAATCATCCAACTCAAGCAACTCGCAGAACTTATACAACACAAAGGAGTACGATAAGAAGTTGGAGCGCTTCTTAGGGCAATGTTTCACGAAACTAAATTGGATTTCCTTAAACATATACCGAAGTTTTTCCTCTACTTCGCGCGACAAAACGGGCGCCGAAATACCGTTGAGTCGATTGAGGATATGCGCTACGTGGTCGTAGCAACGATTTAACTTTAACTTTTTAATTACATCCTTCAACTTGGAAGGCTTGAGTTTGCTCATGTCGGTAATACGTTCCTTACGGAGTTCCTGTTTGATTTGGTCCAGAATAGCAGGCGATATTTCGGTAGTTTCTTTTGCTTGGAATTGCGCCAACCATTCGTTCAAGTGATTAATTTTCTTATAGGCGTAGTACGACATTTCGCGCGGCGGGTCCTTATAGGACGGCTTCTCAGAATCAACCAGGACATAGTCACGGTATCCGCACTGAGGGCAGTCCAAAAAGGTCTCATTAAATAACATTTCAGATTCACAAATAGCACAATTTCCAAAGTTCTCCGTAATGGATGAGGCAATACTATTTTCGTGCTGGATAGCGGTAGGATTGAGTGCGGTCAAATAAGACTCCAACGCCTTATCACGCTTAAATCCAATTGTGTTCGTAATTGCAGACGCTCTACGTACTTCGGGCACAAGGTCGTTTGTCTTGGTAGACTTATCGTCAATCTCCGTAGTAAAATACGAATAGACGCTATTGGCGGGCATTTTTCCTTTTGCCGCCGCCTCGACGGGTTTTTCGCCGCCGGCAATACGCTCCTGAGCATCACTGTAGGAAAATAGGATATCGCCAACGCGTAAAAAGTAATCGGCTTCGGCGGTTCCGTCTTCGAGTTTTTGAATCGCCTTTTCCAAAGCCGTTACGTCTTCTTCTAACTTTTGTCTGGAAGCCAGGACTAATACGTCGTTTGCGTTTGTCAGTGCACTCGGCTCCATAAATTGGCGCTCAACGGCGGCGAGTTTTTCCTTCTTTACCGCGAGTTCTGAACGCAGTTTCGGAAGATTATTCTTCTCCTCGCGAATTCTATGAATTTGTTGTGTGTGGAAAGATTCCAATGTCTTCGCAGGTTCAAGCGTCTTAGGTATTCGTGCCGCCGCGGGCTCGTTTTCACCCATTGGCTTCAATAGGTTGTCTAACGATAAGGGTTGGGACATGGTACCACTTATACTAAGAAAGGTAAATATGAAGGTTTAGACCGTAGGACCCGTGCGGGTCAATTTCATGACAAAAAACCTCCCGGAGCCGAAAATTATTTTCTCGGGCTCAGGTATAAACAACTATGGGATCCGGTGGTCTAATGCAGCTCGTCGCCTACGGCGCGCAGGATATTTACCTAACGGGCAACCCGCAGATTACCTTCTTCAAGGTGGTCTACCGCCGCCACACGAACTTCGCCATGGAGTCGATTGAGCAGACGTTCAACGGCTCGGCGAACTTCGGCAAGAAGGTGCAGTGCACGATCAGCCGCAACGGCGATCTAATCCACCGCGTCTACCTCCAGTGCACGCTACCCCAGGTCACGCTCCAGGCGTCGGACGGCTCGGGTGCGCAGTTCCGCTGGCTCAACTGGATCGGTCACAACCTGATCAACAACGTATACGTCGAGATCGGCGGTCAGCAGATTGACAAGCACTACGGCGACTGGCTCCAGATCTGGAACGAGCTGACTCAGCAGCCGGGTCTCCAGGCGGGCTACGCCGAGATGGTGGGTAACGTGCCCACCCTGACGAACCTGCTCGTCCAGGGCGGTGAGGGCTGCGACAACGCGTGCGGCACGGGCGAGCCCCACGCGTCCCAGGAGGTGCGCAACTGCTCGCCGGAGTACACGCTGTACATCCCCTTCCAGTTCTGGTTCAACCGCAACCCTGGTCTGGCGCTGCCGCTCATTGCGCTCCAGTACCACGAGGTCAAGATCTGGCTCGAGTTCAACCCCCTCAACGTGCTGGAGTGGGACTACGCCACCTCCACGGTCGGCGGCGTGTCGGTGCAGAACACGTCTTACCCCATCCAGCAGCGCGTTGCGGCGGCGGGTCTGGTGTCGGCGTCGCTGTACGTTGACTACATCTACCTCGACACGGATGAGCGCCGCCGCTTCGCGCAGGTCTCGCACGAGTACCTGATTGAGCAGCTGCAGTTCACGGGTGGCGAGTCGGTCACGTCGTCGTCCAACAAGATCAAGATGAACTTCAACCACCCCACGAAGGAGCTGGTGTGGGTTGTCCAGCGCGACAGCTTCGTCAGCTGCGACCCCACGGTCGTCAACCCCTGGAAGGGTCAGCAGCCGTTCAACTACTCCGACTGGTGGGATCGGTCCGTGCTGGAGTCGGGCTACTCCGTCACCCGCGTGGAGGGCATGGCGGGCTACAACCCTGTTGTCACGGCGAAGGTCCAGCTCAACGGACACGACCGTTTCTCGGAGCGCGAGGGTCGCTACTTCAACTTGGTGCAGCCTTACCAGCACCACACCAACATCCCCGCGGTCGGCATCAACGTCTACTCGTTTGCCCTCAAGCCCGAGGAGCACCAGCCGTCTGGCAGCTGCAACTTCTCGCGTATTGATAACGCGACCCTGCTGCTCACGCTCACCAACAACACGGTCAACACGTACAACACCGCGCAGGTCCGCATCTACGCCGTCAACTACAACGTGCTCCGCATTATGTCTGGTATGGGCGGTCTCGCGTACTCCAACTAAACGATTGGGGTCATATTTGTATGCGTACAAATATGGCACGGCGTTTAGTTGCGGTAACAAAAACCTCTATACAAAAAACGAATTTTCTACAACCGATGTACTTTTAGTGCTTCAGTTGAATATTTTATTTTAAGTAATTAGAGATAAGCATGTCCAATGCGTCAAGTGCCCCGATGGTAGCGATGAAACAGATCATGGATATTATTGTCAACGGGGACGTTGAGGGATTAAAAGTCGCGCGGCAAAATACGGGCAAGTTGAGAAGCAATGTTGAGAAAATGGGCTACCCAGGTATCAGACAATTTTTAACCACATACATACATCCTCAGGATGGAAGTGAGTACCAAGGAATGAACCCACTCCACTTGGCTGTGTTGACGGGTAATCCTGCAATGGTCGAAGAGGCAATGTATTTCGGCGCCGATCTGGAGACACCAAGTGGTGCAACATTAGATCCCAAATTAGCCAAGAAGACTCCCGTCGAAATCGCGGAGGCACTTTTGTTACGTTATAATACACCCGAAAAGGGTAGTGCCATGTTCAAGGCGGTCAAACGTGTACTATTACGTCGCGGAGCCAAGCCTACGACGATAAGGACATTTTCTTCTTTGGGTAAGAAGAAATTGGCGTTTCCCGAGAATGCGGCGAACGTACAGTATTATAAAAATGCGACTGCAATGGTAAATCGTCTTTTGAGCCAGTCCCAGACCCGTAAGGGACGCAAGTCACGCAAAGTACGCAAAACCCGCCGTGCGTAAATCCACTCTTTAAAGTAGAGAATGGCATTTTTAGGAGCGAGCGCCCTTGGACGCCGGCATAAATACGCATCCGCACCAAGCAGACCTCAGATAGAGATTGACGTGCGTAATGCATTATTTGATATGATGGAAGCAATTGGCACTGGCAATATCCCCGCATACAAACAGATTGTAGATGTTGAATTTCCGGTAAACCTTCAGCCGCGTATGACGAAAGACTACCGCACAATATTGAAGTATTACGCTCATGGATGGTAGTCAATTACAGGCTATGACACCTCTTCAAGCAGCAGTCTACAGTGGCAACCCCGAAATGGTAAAACTAGTCTTAAAACTAGATAATGATATAGAATATTATACTGATAGTTTAAAACACAGCATAATTCAAGATAAGACCGCTCGTGGCATGGCGGATGTGTTTATTGCACACTCTACGTCACAGGAACAGGCTGCTCCATACAGAGCTATTAAGAAAATACTGTTGTTGAACGGCGCCAAGCCTAAAACGATTACAACTATGACGGGTAAAAAACTAGCGTTCCCTGAGAATAAGGCGAATGTTAATGAGTACAAGCGTCTTTCTGGAAAGACACGCAAGATGCGGAAGACGCGGAAGACGCGGAAGACGCGGAAGACACGGAAGACACGGAAGATCCGCCGTGTTTAATATTCAAACGGATAGTCCTTGACAACAGGATGCTGCCGTGACTCCCCAAACGACGATTCAACAACTGCGATCGCCACATCTCGTGCTGTATCTGTTGGAAATATTAGGGTATCAAAAGACTTCTTATCCTTATAATGGATATCTAGGCATCGGTCTAGTATGTTGATATACATAATAGAGTTGGTAGGAACAAGGCGTACATACTTTAAC